CAGCCAGCTTCAGTGGGTATCTGTCCTGATCGCTCAGGCGAGTGTTGAGCATGAACTGAAGGGAGTAGCCGCTGTTGCCATAGGAGAGCCTTCGCTCTGTGAGATCGAGTGTCCCGAAGCGGGATGGTTCTGTGGGCATGCCAATCTTTGTCTCATCCCAGTCATCAGCGATGATCGGAGCCAGCTGCTTGCCATACTGCTCAAGGTCTTTGGCGTTCGGGTATTCGGCTGTCCATAGACGGACGATGTAGCCACGGTCTGGGAGCAGCGTGTAGATGGAGTCCTCACACTGGGGAGTGCCGAGGTAGATGATGCGACCTTCAGGCTTGATGATGGCGTCAGCTTCCTTGATGGACTCTGACAGCTTGTCACGCATCATTTGTGTCTCTGAGTTGTTGGGTACTTCAACGTCATCGAGCACGATGAGGTCTGCACGGCTGCCTGTGAGCTGACCGGTTATACCGACGCTCTTGACAGAGGGTGCATGACTTGCCTTGGCTGGTCCAACGTCGAACGCAATCTTGGAGTCACGTTGTCCTTCACGGGGCTTGAGATGGGAGAACATAGGCATCTCCTCAATGAGACGCTTCGTGAATGTGGTGAAGTCGTCTGAGCGAGACTTCGACGCAGACACCACGAGGATGTTCAAGTCAGGGTTCTGCCGCAGAACATGGAGGACGTATGCGGAAGTAATCCAGCTCTTGCCGACGCCACGGAAGGCTTGGATGACAGCACGCTTGGGACCCTTGTCAAGGAACGTCGCAATGTCGTATTGCAGTGGCGTGGGGTCAGGTAGGTTGAGATGCTTCCAGATCATGTAAAGGACATTGCGGAAGTCCTTTGTCGGGTCTTTCTTACCCAATTAGGCAGCCTCTTCCTCATCCGTGAATGGCAGGTTCTGTGCCAACCGCATGATTGGAGCACCCTCCACCGCAGCGCAATCAATCGAGTTGTCTCGGAGGAGCTGTCGTGCCACGTTGAGGTCGGAGGGAGTAGCCACTCCGGACTGAACACGGGCGATCAGCTCCTCGATTAACAGGGTGTGGAGAGCGTCCAGTGACTTCTTGTTTTTACTCATTCTTCCGCTATTCCTCCTACATAGTTCTCCCCATAATTAACCATTGCTGGAAACTCTGTGCTTCCGTATGAGTTTGTTATAACAATGGCAAATAGACCAAATACATCAAAATCAATAATGGAAGCAGGTAGTTCGACGTATAAATTAGGATTAGCTGGTGCTCCCAGTGCATCACTGTCATACGCCCAGTTCGTGGCAGTATAAGTTACTCCATTTAACTTTAACGCTACCCCAGTAGTTATACTGAGGTTTGTTCCGTAAATATAAATATCAACGTCGCCGGGGACTAGCGAGCTTGGATCAACACTCGATATGGTTACTGTTGGACCAAGGTTTTGCGCTACTGCTTGACCCGCCAGCATACTGCCGTTACCGCTGGGTGTGTAAAAGCTATTCGAGTTACTGTATATACTCGTGTCCCCTTTTCCTTTACCCGAACCGCCCCCAGCAGGTTTTCCTATGGTTTTCCCATTTGCCGTTTCAACAAGAAGATAAAACTTAGTAAACGTGCTGCTTGTTTTGTTTCGTGCTGATCCACGCATGTATTAAGCCTCCCCGATGTAAGCAGTTAATCCTGTTACTACGTTGCCAGTTAGAGTCGAACCTGCCCAACTCAAACGCATGTATGGGTAGAGCTGCACAACACCCATTGTTGAAATGTAGTCGGTTGTTCCGAGAGTAGTTGGACGTGTGTTTGTTTCTGGGTTTGAGAAGTTAGTATAAACAGTTGCAGTACCTGTACCGTTTGTTGGTCCAAGATTAAACGAAGACACGTTTACCCAATTCACGTTGTCACGGCTGCCTTGTAAGTAGATAGGAACACCAGCAGCAGTCGTTGGAAGAGTCACGCTACCGGCTGAGTTGTGTGCTTTAATAAACACAATACCAACGTCATCAGCACCCAACGGTGATAGTTCAGCCGTGTTGGATGTTTTAGATGTAGCAGATAAAAGACCAAAGGTTGAGACGCTAGTTCCTGTACCAAAAGTAAAGTTTTTTGTTTGTAATGAAGGCATATTTAGTGTTTCCATAAAGAGAAGGCAATAGAAGACAAGGCTCCTGCGAACGCCGCAGCACCTATAGTGAATGAGCGAGAGTGTTCAAGTAGTCGAATACGCTCCTCTTGATTTTGAAGTTCTTCCGAGTGGAGCCGCTGCATTTGCAGAAGGGCATCCATCTTTCCCTCAAGCCGCCCAAGGGCAAGCATGAGGTCGGGTAGTTCGTGTGTCATTATGCTGTTCTATTAAAAACTATCATACCGACAAAAGGAACAGCAGAACCGTGGACCAGAATAGTAGCAACAGGGGTCGTTCCGTTTAACGTAACAGCATGAATAAAACCTTGCCAAGCTAAACCGGTACTCATCCCACTGCCGGTTATACTAGCTTGCCATGTTTGTCCTGCAACTCCTGTTAATGTTAATGTACTATTATTTGACGAAGTAGACCCACGGGTGAGAGTGCAAGTTATTGGATTACCGGCAGCTTTAGTTAGTGTAAGTGCGTAAGAGTTTGGACCAGAATAAGACATTACCGCAGACGTGCAGTTAAAGATATTGGTTGATGCTGCTGCTTTCCAAGTACCGTTTCCGCTTGCATCGGTTGTCAAGACATAGCCGTCGGATGCAGAAGTAGCCATCCTAAACTTAGGTGTAATCAGTACCTTACCCGTATTTATAGTCACATCAGTCATGAACGTAGGCGTTGAGTTGACTGTTAATGTAGAAGGTGTGGTGTTGCCGATGATGACAGCACCTGTGGTTGACAAGGCAGCGGTAGTTGTTGTACCAGCGAATGAGTTTCCGGTTGTATTAGTGAATGCGTTTGCGGCTGACAACACAACATTGCCTTTATTAACCGTATCAAGCTTACCCGCAGCCCATGTCAAGCCATCAGCTAATTGTATTTCAGTGACGCTTGCTGCTACACCCGTGGCGTTGCCAAGCAGACGCTGCGCTGCAACTTGTTGCATTTTGGCGTACGTCACTTTACCCGCAGCGATCTCCGGTCCCGGATAAGACGACCCTGTTAGGTCTCCTGAAATAATACCTCCAAGTGGTGGCGCACCTAATACTTGAAGTTTACTGTTTTCTGTACCGTTTCCTGTTAAACAGTCGAGAGCAGCACCGCCAGCTAGGTTAGGAGTAGTCGTTATAGAAACAGAAACAAGTGCATTGTTCGCCGTACCTTGAGCATCAGCCGCTGCTGTGGCTGCATTGGATGCTGTTAATTGAGCAGCGTCGATAGCAGCCGTTGCTGTAACCAACTGAGCCGTTGTAGCAGCACCAATCTTGACTGCATCAATAATCACTTCACCGGTTTGTGTGGCAGTGATTGTAGTACCGATTTTAGTAATGACGGATATAATCAACGGGGATTGCCAAGCAACTGTTCCACCTGTTGCGCCGCATGTCAAGACCTTGCCTTGCACAGCGTCTTGGGCAATCTTCATCGTGCCTTTGATGGCAATAACGTCGGTTAATTCGTCACCAAGCGTCATGTTTTCAGTAAATGACGTTACGGCTGAGAATGTCTTTGCTCCCGTAATGACTTGTTCTGTGTTTTTCGTGACAGCACCAATACCTGTAATTGCACCGTCAGCAGTAATGACAACATTTCCAACTCTAGTATTGACGGTTAGCACGGGTGCTTGAGCTGCATCAGACCATTGACAAGCTCCTGTGGTGTCCACACAAGTTAAGTATTTACCAGCAACCGCACCTGTTTGAATCTTAATTGCAGACCCAATAGTAATGTTTGTTGTTTCAGTAGTACCGACAATAATGTTGCCTTGTAAGTTTACTACTCCTGTAAATGTTTTATCACCATCAATAACCTGGTTTCCAGTAGTAGTCACTGCACCTATATCACTCGCCAATACAGCAACTGCTCCGCTGCCGTTAGGAGAGTGACCATTAACGCTTGTCACAAACCCAGAAGGCGCATCCACCCAGTTACCAGCACCAGTAGTTGCGTTATTGCATGCCCAGATTTTATTTACAGCAGCTCCTGATGGGAGACGGAGTTGTGATTTTACAGTTAATAGGTTTGCATTAGTTGTACCGATTGTGCAATCATTAGACAGTATAGTTGCTGCTGAGAATGTCTTTGCTCCCGTAATGGTTTGTTCTGAGGCTTTTGTGACAGCACCTAATCCGTTTACACCATCCGCTGTGATAACCACTGTTCCAGTAATGTTGTTTACAGACAACACAGGAGCAGCGTCAACGTTTGACCATACGGCTTTTCCTATTAAAGCACCATTACCATCGACGTCAGCTGCACATTTGAGAACGTAGCCAGAAGCAGCACCTGCCGGAATCTTCAAAGTACCGTTAAGCGTAATGCCGTCAATGAGGTTGTCGCCAATACTCATTCCACCGGATGTTATAAATCCTGCGTTTGCTGTTACTGTTCCTGAGAAAACGGCATTTCCTTCTCCGGTAATGCGTGAAGTTATACCAGCGGTAGATGAATACCCTCTGTATACGTCGTTTGTGCTGACTTGATTCTGTACAGAGACCAACCCACGTTTAGTGGTGTCTGTGCCGACGGATGCATCGTTCCAGAGATTAACGCCGTACCCGCCGGATAAACCAACAGCAGTACCTGTTGTCTGATATAGTTTGACTGTTTTTGTAAAAGAATTGATGCCAGTAAATGTTTGACTTGCTGCCTTACCTACAAGACCTAACGTGTTATAAACAGTATTGTTGTCAACAGCACCAGTTTGATTCATAAAACTTGTAACCTGCGTAGCACCCGTGCCGGTCATAGCACTCAAAACACCGGATGCTGAGATAGTTAAATTATCTCCAACCATGATTCCACCGATGGTTGGTGTAGCAGCGTCATGCCGTGTGGCAATAGGGAATGCACCGCCGACTTGTACGTTAAGCACACCGTTGCCAGACATGAACAAACCAGAACCCATCCGGACAACACCCAGTGTGGATGCGTCACAGACTGGAAGTGTGGCTGCTGTATAAGCACCAAGCGAGTCGGCGGAAATAGTAAGGTGACCAGTTGCATCGTTTAAGGTACTTACACCGGCTGCCTGTGGTATTTGCCATACGCATTTACCCGAAGCGTCTGATGTAAGAACCTGACCTTCTTGCGCTCCTCCAACCCCCATATTGATTGGGTAGTAAAGAGGAGCACCAATCGTGATCGTTTGATTATCTGGGTTATTGCCGAGATTAACACTTGCTTTAAAGGATTTAACACCAGTAATGTCTTGTGCCGTAGTCTTTGAAACAGCACCAAGATCATCGGCTGATATCGAAATAGCTCCTCCAGTCAATAAGCCAGCATCACCGTTTACTGAAACAATTCCGCTTGCTGGGACTGTTGCCCATGAAGCGTTTCCGTTGACATCGCTTGTCAAGAACTTATTAGCACCATAAGCACCAACAGCATATTTCATGGTGTTGTTTATTGTGATTCCAACATTCATGATTGGAATAGAAGTAAATGTCTTTACTCCTCCAATGTTTTCAGCACCAGAGCTTGCTACAGCACCTATGTCGGATGGAATTAAAGTAATAACGCTACCAGTTTTCGTGTTGATTTCTACAACACCCAAAGCTGGGGGAGTATTCCAGTAAGCCGTACCGTCTACTGTAGAAGTTAGAATACGACCGGCTTGTCCTGTCGTTAATAGATTTACTGGATATTTAAGAGTGGCTAATACGTTTAACGTATTTGCACCACCGGTTGCTCCAATAACCGTGTTGCCTGTGAATGTCTTTGCGCCCGTAATCTCTTGTGTTGTTGAAACCGAAACAGCACCAACGTCGTCTGCGGAAAGTGTTACTGCTCCTCCGGTGGCTGCTCCGTTTTTATTATTGACGCTCGTTACGTATGTGGTTGGTACAGCCCATGCACAGTAGCCGTCTTCGTTTGATGTCAAGACCCTACCAGCACCGGCGTTGGTTGGGATTTTCATACTTGCCTTGATGACAAGATTGTCAAGCCCTGCGTCACCAAGAGTTATACTACTATTGAAGTCAACTGGTCCTGTTACTTCAGCTACACCAGTAGTTGGGTTTACGACAACCCCACCCAATACCCCGATGTCTGCTGCGGTGATCGTTACAATGCCATCTTTAATTAAGGCGGTGGAAGACCCTAAGCGTACGCCGTTGACAACTTTTGCCCAACTAGCGTTACCTCCTGCATCCGATGTCAAGACCTTGGCTGCTTCAGCACCCACAGTTATCTTCACTGCATTACCAAACTCTACTGATCCGGAGAACTTCTTAGGTGTCAGGATTTCCTGACCCGCAGCTGGACCGTCAGTGAGCACTACGTTGTCAGGCAGACGCTGGAGTAGTGTTTCTTCCCAACCAACACTTCCATCAGAGCCTTTAGCAGCAAGTACGTATTGAACACCACCGATAAGGTTGATCGGAATAGTCGCTGGTTTGAAAACCATCGCAGCAGAATCATCTACTTTAACTGTGCCTGTGAATGTCTTAACACCGCCAATAGATTGATCAAATGTTGTATTAACAGCTGCTCCGCCCTGATCCAAGAACAAATCAGCAGACTCTTGAGACACATACAAGCAGTTCAACTGCGATCTATCTAGGTCTTCTGCTTTCAGCAAAGAGCCTCCGACAAAGTCCACAACACGGGTTGCTTCAGTGTCTGGTGTTACTCGTTTAATAAGAACATTGCCGGCGGTTGCGCCGTTAGGTGCGGTTTCAAATCGAACATAGTTATTTCCGCCGTACCCCACCACACTCCAAGCACTCGTGAGTTCACTTCCGTTGACAAAGACCTTGACATGGCTTGTTTCAATCGGATTACCTCCGGGGAAGGTAATTAAAAAGTCAGTCTGGCTTCCATTGCCTGTGTAATACTTACGTGCTTTGTAGTTGAGTAGATATTCACCAGCCATTGCTTAGTTTCCCCTCTTCATTTGGTTTCTAATATCCATAACGTCATTTTTCCTTTGTTGAATATCTGGGAACTCTTGACCCAGTTGGGTAAGAGCGTGGCGGCGATAGCGTGAGATTTCAGAACGAAGCATTCCAACACGTGATGTCTCTACACCATCAACAGCCTTGTCAGGCATACGTTGATAAGTGTCACTTCCAATGAGTTGAGCCAGTCGATCATGGAGATTTCGTCCACCAACCTCTACCTGCGAAGTCAGTTGTTGATAGCGGTCATAAGCGGATTGACCACTGCCGTTTTTGTGTTGTGTGAGGTTGATACCACCATCGAGCTGTGGGGCTGGAGGAGCAAAGCCTACAAGTAGGTTCGCCAGCTCTCGTCTCACAGGATCATTGGAAGTCTTTGTTGTGACAGTCGGCATAGCCAAGTTCCAAGCCTCAGTATTATTCTCCATAGGCTCTCCAAGAGCGTTACGACGTCGATCTACTGTGTGTGAAAGTCCGGGGATGCGTGATCGGATTGCGTCCAAAGCACCCTGAGGAGCAGCCAAGTCATCGTTCATGACAAGGTTTGACTGAGCAATGATGTTCGGTACGAATGACCCTGCGTATTGCTTGACAAAGGCATCGCCCTTGGTCTCCCAAGAAGTGATGGCGTCAAGCGTGCCCTTTAAGCCGGCGAGGTAGGTCTTATTGACAAGGTTGTTGGCAATGGTTCCGATGGACACCTTGGCAATGGCGTCGGTGGCGTTGAGGAAGTCTTGATCCGTGTACTTGTGGGAAGCAATCTCGACCATGTCCGCTGCCATACCGAAGATCGTTGCCAATGGGTCCATGCGTGCGTACTGCACCCACGTCTCACCGATCTTGAAGGAGTTCGGCTGCCAACCAGAGTCGACCAATGCCTTACGTACGTTCGGATCATTCGGACCACGTCCCGTGAGCTTGCCGCTCATGGCGAGAGTCATCATTGTTCCGTACATGAGAGTGCCAGCACAGAGACGTCCCATGACTTCCCCACGCAGCTCTGGGTTCTGCCACTGCTTGTAGAGCATGCGACCAGCTGACGATGGTGAACGCTCAAGTGCCCATGCAGCTAGGTTTGTTGGAGTCTTGACAAAGGGGATAATCATGCCAAGGGCAGGTACTTGTTGTACAAGTCCGCTGGCTGCCTTGCCAAGGTTGCCGATAGCGGCTGGACCAATCGTGTTTCCCTCAATGATCGTGTCATAGTCACGCTTAAAGGTTGATTCCTCTACACGACTGCGTACCTTTGCTGCGATCTTCTGGAGCAGGATGTTGTTCTCTCTGTCAAGCCCCTGAGGAGCGTGCCATTGACGTGCCATTTGGTTTTGAACATACATACGCCATCCACCATCTCCGGGTGTATGACCAGCAGCCTTTGCTTCACGCATGATGCGGGCACGTACAGCGTCTTCACTGAAGAGAGCACCCACGTCATCGAATACTTCTTTCATCTTCGTGTCAACGTACTTAGCAAGCAATGCGGGATTAGCCTTTATCGCCGCATCAGCGGAGTCAATGATGATTTCACGACCCTCAGCCTGTGCTGAGACGATTGACAAGGTCTCGTCAATGGTTCCCATCAGGCGTGTAGGTGTTCCTGCGAGCTTGCCAAACCAATCAAGAGCAGTACCGAACACAGTCGTCTGATACGACTTAGTTGCTGGGTCCCAGCGTTGAGTAGGCATGCCCACTTTGTCTGCGACTTTGCTGATAGCGGGATTGTCAGAAGCAATAGGACGACGAGGGACGAACTCACCCATTGGGCTTGAACCTGAACCCATTGCCACGGAGTTGCCTTCTTGTTCCCACGAAGCTTTGATGTTCTTCCAGCAAGGTGCGGTGGAAGCATCGTTCCATACTTGAGAGAATGCTGTGAGGTAGCCACGATATACACGCAGCTCACGGGCAGCCGCTGACATGGTGCTTTGTCCCACTAGAGAGAGTGCGGCGTGACCGAATGCTCGTTCAGCTGGCATATAGATCATTGACAAGACACCGCTGAGGATGTTGACGGCTGATGTAGATGGACCAGATAGAATGGAGTTCTTGAACAGCCAAGTCATTTGACCTGTACCGCCGGCGTTGACAAAGCCATTATTCATAATCTTGAAGAATGTCTGCTTATCAATTTCCGCAATCTCAGCAAGTTGCTTGAAGCGTTCCAAGTTCTGAGTAATTTCCTGTGGACTCATAGCCTTGATCTTGTAGGCGAGAGACTCCTGCCACAACATCTTTGCATTCTGAAGCACACGACCTGCGATGGAGTTGCCGGCTTTACGGGCATTGTTTAACACCATGAAGCAACTCAAGACTTGATCCTGTGCTGATTTATCTCCATGACCCATGACGTCAAGCATGAGTTGTGCTTTGTTCCCAACCATTGCTGAAACAACTGCTGCTAGTTGCTCAAACTGTGGAGCGATATAATCCTTAAACGTCGCTGCGATAATGGCTTCTTGTTCTGAGTTCATGCCGCCAACAGCGTGTATTGCATCCATAATAAGAGCTGCTCTAGCGGCAGTCTCTTTATTAGTCATCTTCGTAACCACGCCACCAACTGCATCTTTGTTGTTCTTAATCGCTTCAGCAACTACTAACAAGAACTCCGGCGAGCGTGTTCCCTTGTCAAAGCCATGTTGCATGTTCTCAAGGTTTTCCCCAGTAGCTTCCTGAATATGAGATATCAAGGTATTGAGTCCTTCTTCACTCAATCCCCCCTTAACACGAGCTTCCTGTAGAAGATCGGCTACCTTTTGTCCGATTCCATTCCAAGCAGGTTGCTCTATGTTCGGAATAGGAGCAGGTTGCTTAGGAGCGTCGTTGCGTGGGGCGAAAGAAGGGTCGATGCCGCTGCCTTCAGGTCGCATGAGTGAAGCCATTTGGCTGACAGAGTTATAATTAGTTGCTAGTTTCTGATAGTTAGTATCTCTCATACCTGACGAAGGTTGTTCAATTAAACGAGAGCCTTCTTGTAAGAAGGAATCAAGAACGCTTGTGTCAGTTGCTTGCTTTGCGCCGGGTTTCAAAGCAGCTTTTGCTACCTCGAAACTACCGTCTGCCATAGACAAATGAGGAAGGTCTGAAGCATTCTTTAGATCACTATTCAAACTGCGCTCAAAGTCCCTGAACTCTCTGGAGGCTTTGCCCTGCATCAAGCCGCCGATTACTTCTACAAACTTAGTCCACAAATTGCTCTTGTCCGGAGTCTGAATCTGCCGCATTACCTGTTGAAAAGTAGGATTGGACATTCCTTCCGCAAGGAACTCATGGAGGTTTGTACTCCCATAGCCCTGCTCATAGCTGCCTTTAGACTGAGTGCTTACATTCTCTACAAACGATTTATACAGAAGCATTAGATTGGCTACTTCTGGGTTCTTCTTAGCAACCTGTGGAATGAGTGTAAACAGTTTATCGTTGCCGGTTACACCAGCCCCGTTCTTTCCTCCAGTAATACCGTCTACTCTTGCTGCTTGATGAATCTTCCACGAAACTCCGCCGACTTTAGCAAAGGCTTCATCTATTTTACGGATAGTAAGTGCATGAACTGTTTCATGTAAAATGGTATGAAACTGAGACCCAGCTGTAACTGTTCGAGGTGCGCCAAACATCTCGATTGAATGCGTATTATAATTATACTGACCGGCAGTCCTTGCGTTGACGTTTTCTCGGATATGTAAAGGAGATTCTTTGAGCTGGTTTGGTACTGCTTTAAGTAACCACTTAGCCAAAGCGACCTGTGTTTTTGTAAGACCCAGCTTCTCTGAATTGCTCACAGCATCCTGCATTGTCTCGTGAACAGAGCCTCCGTTGAGGAAGCCTTGAGTACGCATTCGACCGCCGCTCTCCGTGAAGTGTGCAGAAGCAGATTCACCCATGTGGTGGGAAACAGCAGCGAATGCTTTCGGATTATCTAAGGTAGATGTCCCTTTGCTTATTTCAACCAATTGCGTTACACGTGCTGATGCTTTATCGAAAGCATCGGTAAATCCTTTAGCTTGGATTTGTTTATCACTTACGCCATACAGTAAATCTTTAACTAATTGCATATCAAGAAGCTGGTCTTGTTTTCCTCGATAGTCGTTGGCATACACATGCGATACTGCTTCTTCGACTGCTTGCGTAATACCACTGCCTGAGTTAATTCGCACAAGAGAAGGATTATTCTGAACTTCTGCAATCGCATTCTCAACAACGGTCTTTGTTTCGCTAAAGCGGGCTTGAACAGTAGCTACATCCTGTACTTGCACTCCGCCTTTTGTGTCTCGTACTATAAAACCGCCAGCGTCTAGTGTGTCAACAGCCACCTGTTGAACTTTAGGTGCATTAGCAAAAGACACTGAACCCTTCTTGGGCTGTATGTATTCATGTGAATTATCTATAATACGGTTATCCGCATTTACCTGACTGGAATCTGGAGCCGTGCGACTCTGTGCCGTCTCTTGTGCTCCCTTGCTATTCGCTTCAACTAGATCATCCAAAGCTTTCTTACCGCTCTGGATGTCTTCAGCGTGCATTAAACCAATGCGTAGTTCTTCTTCAGTAGCCACCTTAGTCGCAGCCTCTTCAGTACCACCAGCAGCAAGGACTTTGTTTCCTTCTACTTGACCGCCACGTGCAGCCTTAACTCCACCCATCATTCCCTTGGCGATCTTGCCAATGACGTGCATGCCGGCGTCCAAAGCCAAGCCGAGGGGGAGAGACTCTAAAGCACTCTTAAAACGAGCCTCAAGCTCTGTTTCGCCCTCGCCTGATGCGAGGTACTTAGTGATGTCGTTATTCAGAAGAGGACTATCAAACTGTGTAGCCAAGTTTGACAAGCGTTGTTGTCCGGGAGTCGCAAGTATGAAGTCGACAGCCACTCCAGCCACTGCATCTTGACCCATGCGGCGACCAAGACTGAGGAATGGGGAAGCTGCTTTCTCTTCCGCTGTAATCTTCGCCATCCAGCCCACAGACGTGCCTACTTTGCCAAGTTTGCCAGCCTTGCCAAGCGCACCTAGTCCCTTGACAAGCCCAAGTCCCGGCAGGAACCCAATACCGAACTCAACCAATCCGGAGAGTAATCCTCCGGCTGTTGATGTGGATTCACCCATAGGGTTTGTATCCCAATCAGGAAGCAAGTCCTGTGATACCCAATCAGCGGCGTTATAGATTCCCTTAGCAAAGTCCACAGCACCCCGCACGGGGGCGGCGAGCACGTCCGTGGTGCTCCATAGTGGTTGAGACTCTTCTCTTTCTTTGCTATTCGTCACCTCGACATTGTCAACAGGAGGCATCGCCTCGACTGTGTCTGGTTGCTGCTCTGCTAGTGGGTTTAGTTTATTTTGTTCGAGTGGGTTTCCTAAATCTAACGGGTTTGAGAATTGACTCATGGTTTAGTATTTTGCCTTGCTTGATGTTTTTCAATAGTGCGCTGCATTATTCCCTTGGCTTCCGCAACGTCTGCGGGAGTTGTGTTATCCGGCGTAAATGTCCAAGTGCTTCCGTACAGTGCATCAGCTCTTTTATGAAGCACTAATAGAGCATTTTGAACTTGAATAAAGCGATCCTTTTCAGCATCACTTAATCCCAACTTATTGAGGACTGCGCTCACACTCGCTGAATCACGCAACTCGTCTGTATTCCGGATCATCAGGGTGTTAAACGCAGCCCTTTGTTTATCTTCTTTCGACAGTGGCAAGCTGACGCCTGATACGGGTATTCCGTTGGAATCCTCGTCTGCAAGGATTTCATGCAACGTCAGTCCTTGTAGACGTGTCACTGTTCCGTAGTCCTGACTGATTTCAGAAAGGTTCATTTTGGTTCCTGTCATGCCACGCTCACCACCACCCCCGTATGCTGATGTACCTAATCCAAGGAAGTTTTGTATCGTGTTGGATACAAAATCGTCATTGGTTATAATGCGATCAGTTCCCTCTTTGACAAGGTTTTCTTTACTCATGTAATAAAGTTGTCCGAGTCTGCTTCTCACCGCTCCGACGTTTACGGAGTTCCCGAAGTAACCCATATCTGTGTTCTTTGATATTGTTTTCAACTCTGCATATTTATTCTGCATGACATTGATAGCCGCTTTATCCACAGACCCACCAGCTTGAGCATTAAGAGCTTCTTGCGCTACTTGGTCATTTACTTGTGTGTATTTAGCTGAAACCTTTGCATCACTTTCTTTGGCTACCCATTTACCGTTTTCCCAAATCCTGCCAGCTTTAATATCAATTTGAGTTTGATCCATTCGCTGTTTCAACAACTCTTGTGATCTTTGATCTAAGAAGCCTTTGACCGAAACGGCTGCTTCTGTTGCAGAGATTGCTCTGTACTGTGCATAAGTCTTACCACTTGAATCACGCATATCACCTTTAATAAAAGCATCGGCTTCCAGTGATAATTGTTTCTTCATCACCATCGCCATTTCAGTCGCTGCGACCCTTCCGTATATACTTGTTGAGTCAGGTGTTGTTCCGGGGTAAACAGAACTAACTATTTGAGATAACACACCAGCGGTCATGTTTTGTGCGGCTTCGAGTGCAGATTCTTTAGCTGTTACGGTGGCGTTCGTGAACTCACTTTTCAACTTCATCATCGAAATCTGACCGGATGTGGATGCTCCGGAAGCCATAATCTCTTCCGCTGTAGCTTCTCCTGCCATGATCTTTGGCGTTAGTTTCTTCTCTATTGCCTTGTCATGTAAAGCATCTTGTACACCTTGGGACTGAAGCACGTTTGCCATCGCCTTGTTCGCCATGTCATTCACGTTTGCAAACATCTTGTCCTTCGTAGCCGGAGACCATCCGTACGTCTTTGCCATTTCATCTACACGTTTCTTTGCGTAAGCGGAGACGCTTTCAGTAGTAAAATGGTCGCTTTCAGCAGCATTGAGAACGGCTGTTTCCAAACCCTCCCCGCTCATTTGTTCACTGGCTTTCTTCTCCGCAATGTTCGCCATAATGGTCTGATGCTGAAGCTTTGTCATCATTGCTGACTCCGCTTGATCTCGATTTAGAACGAGGTCGGCATACAGGGGCATGTTGTCATGGACTGTTGAATTACCGTACTGCATGCCGGCAAGCATCTCAAAGCTCTTGACAAGAGAGTCCGCATCAGGAGAGGCGTGGAGAGAGGAGCGAGCGGCTGTGATGAACGTGGCTTTCACCTTTGCTGGATCAGTCACGCTCAACTGATATTGCGCCCAAGAAGCATTCAAGAGAACTGGGTCTCCAGCCGCAATAGCCTTACCCATTACCTCCTGTACACGCATGCCTCCAAGCGTCTCCATGCGTTGCGTGCGTTCCTCTTGGAAACGCAGTTGCATCTCTTGGTCTGTCTTGCTCGCCACGTCACGAAAGCCTGAGAAGGCATAGAAGTTGTCTTTGAGCGAATCTCCGAGTACGGACTCAGCTGCCTGAGCGGAAGCATCGCCATAAGTCATTGGATGCTCTGGGTCAGTTAGTTTCTCTTTCATGCCATAGATAGCACTGCGGTAGTCAAGACCCAGTGTTCTGCCATAGTTCTGTTGTGCAGCAATCTGGAAGTACGGGTTTGAGGCATCAGAGCCACCACTTGACTCGATGATTGACTTGAAACGTTTGTTTAACTCAGCACCACGCAGCTCTGGGGCGATCTTGTCAAGCCCTCCAGAGACTCCGCCGAAGTCCAAGTTCTCACCCATTTGCTGTGCACGCTCTGCATCTTGTTTGACCATAGCAGTGCCGAATGACATGAGTCCTTGATTGAATGGAGCGAGGCTCTCAGCGATCTGCTGAAGCTGGCTTCCTCTAGTTGGCTGACCAGCGGCTGGCAGTACGTTGATTGCTACAGGAGAAGCGGAAGGTTGGATACCGACCACTGGGATGTTGTCGCCGCTTGCGTATTTAGCCATGGTTTATGCGTTTGGGTATATAAATGGGGTTGTGTAAGAACTTCCTGCCGCCGCTCCGGAGTTGCCCCAAGAACCACGAGCAGTGAATTGTGTTGTGCCGAAACGACTTGCTACTGATGGTGATTGAGCAGCTGCTGCGCCGACTCCATCAGTGCTGCGGAATCCGGGACCAGCGAGGCTGCCCATCATTCCGAATGCTCCACCCATTGTTTGAAGGATTGGAGAGAAGATGCTTGGGTCTGCTCCGTATTGAGGGAGAGAGCGAATGACCTGACCTTCTGCTTGTCCTGCCATCCCCTTCATCTCCATGTTGATTTGTCTGCTACGCATCAGGTAGTTCAGTTCAGCATTCGACGTTGACTCTGATTGCTGACGGCGGAAGTCGCTCATCAAGGCATCCACAGAATTACCGTAAACCCCTGAATCTGCGCTCTGGACAGCCGCCTCACCGAGAGCCGCATAGCCTTCTCTCTGAATCTGCTGAATCTGTTGTGACATGGCAACACGTTCCTCTCCTTGACGGAGACCAATTTGCTTGTATTGAAGAAGAAGGTTTTCGTTTGCCAATCTTTGAGTTTGTTCATATTGATACTTTTGATAGTCGTTTTGTGAAGAAGTAGCGTCACTCTGCGCCTTGAATGAAATAGCTGCCGCCGCTCCCGACGCAGCGACGCCGGCGATGATGAGACCACCAGCTGCTGCTGATGTACCGAGGGCAGTACCTAACATTCCCGCTAATGGGATAGCTGCGAGGAGTGGTGCACACATTGTTTAGTTGTTTTTCCTGTAATAAAATAATACTGGTGTTTGTTTGATTAAAACAGAATCCACGATGTTGAAACCAAGCCACTTCAGCCAACGGCAATGGGCTTTGTTTCTGGAATCGACCCAGTTCCCTACGCTGGGAAAAGGCTTTGATATATGGTTGAGCCACATTTGGCTCTGCCGCAAGAACGGCATTTTGATTGTGAATAATTCCGGAGTACCGAGAAGCCACATTGAAGCCGGCTTGTCAAGGACTGGGACTACCCCGAACATGGCTACAGGTACGCCGTTGCCAATCGCTGTCAAGGGTTGAAGGCTGTCATGGAACCCGCTTGTCAAGGCTTGGGTAGCCGAGATGTCGTGGAGTGACAGTTCGTCCAAGTCTGCTTGTCTCAGCTTGTCAACGATGTAAGAGATGTCTTCAGGTATCGAAGGACGAGCAAAGCTCATCCACGGCTCCGTGTGACATAGTGAGCCTCGAAGACTGCGGAGTTGAGGCGGATAGGCATGTGGCTATTGTTCGATACTGAAACAGTTACGTCATCGTTCTTTGAGTGGATAGGGAAGCGGAACGTGCCTGTAGGCAGGTTGACGGTATCCGTGTAGTAAGCAGCGGATACTCCTCCACCGAAATACTCATAAGTCTTCTCGTCACGCAGATATGCGTAGGAATCACGGAAGGTTGGAGTGATGGATACGGAGAAGAAGCCTGTATCGGCGAACGTAATGCTTCCGTAGGTAAGGCTAAGGCGTCCGTCTAGGACGGGGACGTTTTGGTTGCGGAGGTAAATAGGAGAGAATGTGTATTTCATGTCGTACGGGATGCCCACGTACGTCTCTCCTCCACCAGTCCAGTTAATGTTGGACGTGACCGTAACTCCTGATACTGAAGTAATGTTGCTTAGTTTACCTTTGTAGACAGCTGTTAGGTTTGATACCCATTGCATGTCCACGCTTGTGCTGGCACTGCTTACTCCACCAGAATATGTAGTGTTTGTAAGATGGGTATAGCAATCAAGATGTGGGATAAACGTGGCTGGGTCTGGAACCTTCACCTCGAAATCCATTACCTCAACTTGGTATTTACTGTTTCTGTCTACAACCATATAAAGCTTCTTATTGATCCAGTGGATCGCTTTAATTGATTTGGTCTTTGGAAACACCCACTTCGACCATGCGCTCTGTATTTTATCAGAGCCGTTCATCATCCATTTGTAGCTGTAGAGCACGGCTCCGGTTTCGGACTCGATCTGTGAACCGTCGTAGCCTGTGTCCGTCAGAACAACTGCAAGGTTGTCATAAGAAGACACTGCGATCTTTCGGGGTGTCTTCTCAATGTACGAATTAACGTTAGCGGTTAGGTCTAATCCCTCATACTGATCCATCGTGCTGGACATTGACGTCTTGTAGTATTCACGGATACCGCAATACTTCGAGTC